TAGCAGCACCCATTTCGTGAACGAGTATTTGAGAGAAGAGAACGAGAATATATTTATATAGGAGAAATTTAAAATTTATGGGCCAGTCATGATATTTATCACAGCTAGCTTGACCCATCTGACAATGAGCTATAGATATAGAGTTTTCTGATTTAACACCAGAATATATTAACCATAATTCACTATCTGTAAGATAATTTTTCCATACAGATTTATCAGCTACTACCAATGTTTTAAGATAATCAATTAAATCCTGAAACCAAGATCTACAACTAATACAAGCAAATGTTTCATTACGAAGACCACAAGCTCTAATAACTGTCTTATCTATAGTTCCATCAGGGTTATCGACTAACATATTGCTACGCATTTTTACACAATCAATAACAGGATAATACATATTAAATCCTAAAGGATTTTGTAGTAACTTAAAACCATGACCTAAAAAAGTTAGATTACACATTGAATCAAACTCTTCATTCTCAAACGTATAAGACATACCTATTTCTCGTCCAGCATCTAACAACTTTTGTTTTGAGAAATACTTTTGGAAACTAGGTGAAACACAAATGATAATGTCATCACCAACTATAGCTAACTTAATATTATCCCAAAAATAGTCCCAAGTATGAAACACCTCTGGTACACATAACAAATATAAAACCACAAAGTCAGTGAAACTCATAAAACAATTATCAGGAGTTGTATTACCATGACCACTAGGATGACCACAGCATCTACTATATGTCTTACCATCGGGCATAACAAAAGGAGCAAATTTAACAGCATGATACAAATTTTTTGACACATTATACCGTTTCCAATGTAAACAGTCTTGACCAAAAGGACAAACACCATTTACATGACGACGATAACAATTAGGAGGTTTTAACCAAGAAAATCTTAATTCTTGCAATCTATCAATCTGATACGGTCTTTTACTAGCATCAAATTTATCTCCATCTATCGAAAAACATAACCATCCAGGCTCGGAAAATTCACGAATAAACTTATCAGCACCTCCATTGAAAAAACTATATCCCATATAAAAGGAGTGTTCTCCAGCGGAATTGCACATTCTTCTGTTTTGAT